ATCACCAAGGACTCGGAAAGGCATCCCTTGGGATACATCTATTCCATATTGTCTGCATAAACCTCTTAACATCAAAATATGAGTTAAGTGGAACAGTTTAAAACTGCAGTACATTCCCATAGGTTGTCCTACGGTATAGTGCCAAATTTCTTCAACACCATTGTACTGAGCAATCCAATTTCCTTTTGCTATACTCTCAATAGCACTAGCGTATGCTTCATAGCCTAAGCTCGTTAGCACACCCTTTTGTAAACTTAGTGGAAAACGGTCTGTTGCTGATGAAAGATCAAAGCAATAAACTTCTTTTCCCGCCTTAAGCGAATCTCGTAAGAAATACGCTCCACGGCACTGATCATGGTTACATGATTCAGGCAAGGCCCTGATGAAATCATCTAAGATGACTTCTAATGGTTCAAGTAAGACCTGAATCCAAGCGTTTGGCACGGCTACAACTCTAGCTTTGCAACCACCTTCTTGTATGAAGGCTATATGGCCACAATCAGTTTCATTACTTCCACTGAGTACTAGTTCTTGTCTCCATGCTTCAGCAGGATTAACCCTACGAAGCTCTTCAGGTATATAAGTAGAGGTCCACAGTGAGCAGACATGCTTACCCCAAGGTTTCTTGGTCAAGTCGGTTGGAAATTTTCCTACTTTGTGAGTTGCACTTTTCATACGCAACTTACTGAGATCTGGTTTACCAGGTTTGCGGTAGTTAAAACCACAATTGGCTCCTTCTCTACGGATGATGTGATACAATGATTGTACACTATCAGTATTCCCTGTAAAAGGACTATTGATAGCTCTCTTAGCTTTGCTAAGTTGGTTATCACTTAAGCTCTCAAGCTTGAGCTTAGTATAGATCCTTAACATTGCATCGAATCGGCGTATAGCACCATGCTGTTGAGCACGGATATACTGCTTTCCGATATACCCGAAAATCCCTTTTGGTAAAAGGGTCTTCTTGTCATATGCAATAGACTCTCTTTGCCAGATTGATCTAGCAATCTCTGCGTTACCTGCGCGTAACTGGTAGATACCAGTCCTTAGGTTTTTAAGCCTAGCGCAAGTCCATTCGGTACCGCTGGATTGACACCAGCGCTCTATATCCCTTATCAGACTGGATGCCTGAGGTGGTATAGTAGCATGTATGATTCGCCTTATGCCCTGATTAAGGTATGAGCT